ATGGCTTTAACTAAAATAACGTCAAAGATGACTGACGATACTATCCCACAAAAGACTGCTCACGGGGCTATGAAGCTACCCGTGGGTGCTACAGGGCAAAGACCTACAGGTGAAGCTGGTGATCTGCGTTATAACTCTACTACTGGTGAGTTTGAAGGCTACACAACAGAGTGGAAGCCCCTTGGGTTAGACAAAGCGCCAACGCCAACTTTATCCTCTTCTGCTGAGTCTGAAATTACTGTAACCAATCACAGCATCTATAACTCGCCAACATACAGAGTTAAGAGTGGAACTGAGGAACTACCCTTTACAATTTCTGGGGACACAATAACTATAACAGGCGTTACTGCAACGGGTGGTTCACAAACACTTTCTGTAGAGGTTGATGACTTTGGGGATTTCAGTCAACAAGCTCCTAGTGATGCAGAAACAATAGCTGTAATTCTTCCACAGGGTTTTCGGTACTACAAATTGAAAGGTTTTGCGCGGTCAGGTTCAGGCGACCCTTATGTTCAAGAATTTATTCTTTACTCACAAGCAAATGGTGTGTCTCCATATACGTTTCCTGACTCAGCTTATACTGCGCCATATAATTACGGTAGTTACTATCCTTATAAGGTAAAAAATGTTTCCAGTGGCTGGTGGATGCTCTCTTCGCCAACCGCTATATACCTAACGCCAACTCTTAGATATTTTCCAAGTGACGCTCTCACTATAGACGCAGGTTCTTTAATATTGGTAAAAAGTTTTAAACTACGTTTTTATAACAATTATTATTCTAACTCAGTAACCCTTCAAGGCTCTAATGATAACATTAACTGGACAACTATTAACACTCTAACTGGCATTACTGGTTATAGTACCAACACGGTGAATATATGAGTTTAAAATTAGAATGTGAAGCGGCTATATATAGCTATGCCCCCCAATCTCGACAGATTAATTCTGTTTTGTTTGGAGAGTATAAAGAATATGTCGAGTTAGTAATAGAAAGTTTAAGAATTAACTATCATGCGCTCAAAGAAGAAGGTGAAACAGGGTGGTCTATCCCAGAAGACCTTAAAGCGCAGCTTGACGCAGACAAACCTTACTAGGACATAAACATGGCTACAAAAATTGTAACAAAGAATAGTTCCACAGCTTCAGCAGTACCAACTGCCAGTGATCTTGTGCAAGGTGAACTTGCTGTTAACGTAACTGACGGTAAGCTATATACAGAAAATGCCAGTGCCGCTATTGTTGAACTAGGTGCTAAGTGGGGAGGCTACACTGTCTCTACTGCTTCTTCAGGAACAGACGCGAACACTATCTACTTTAGGACTTAATCGTGAGTATCTTTATAGGCAGCACTGAAATAACTGACATACAGATAGGCAGCACTGCTATCAACAGTGTGTATGTAGGCGCTAATAAAGTATGGGATAGGGCTTTAGACACGCAGACAGTTACTGTGGGTACTAACTTTACTGGCCCTATTACTTGGTGGGGATATGGCGGTGGTTACTTTAGTCATGGTTCAGTTAGTGACGGTACTAGCAACATGTATAACGGAGCAGCTTATAGTTCTTTAGATTCTTTTACTACTTCTGATACACCTAATTACGGATATACTACTTTATTGTATGTTGTAGGTTTTCAGCCTAACTCTGGCTGGACTACAATGACTGTCGATGGTGTAGCTTTTAATCGTACAGACGCTTCCTATACTCAAGACTCTACAACAAGTTGGTCGTGGACATCTGCAACCACTACCAGTCCTTACGGGTCTACAATAGGCGCAACTAAACAGGTGGTCTTTACATGATAAACTATGAGACAAGACAAGACGGTGACGTTACCTTTGCTACGTTCACAAGAGAAGGTACATACCACGAAGTACCTACAGTAGCAGGACAAACAGAAGAAGAGATACAGGCTACTATACAGACATCGTTAGACACCTACGATTTAATTAAGGAAATAAACGGTGATTGATCCAGTCACAGCCATTAGCATAGCCACTAATGCGTTTGGTACTATCAAGCGCATGGTAGCTGCTGGTCGTCAAGTGGAGGATACACTAGGACAGATAGGGCGCTGGTATGGCGCTGTGAGTGATTTAAATGAATGTCAACGCAGAGCAGAAAACCCGCCCTTGTTTAAGAAGATTGTTGCGTCACAGTCTGTTGAGCAAGAAGCAATGCAGGTATATGCTCACCAAAAAAAAATACAACAGCAAGAGAAAGAACTTAGAGAACTCCTGATGTACACCTATGGTACAACAGGCTACAAGGAGTTAGTAGAGTTGCGTAGGAAGATTAAAGAGCAACGAGAGAAGACCGTATACGCGCAGGAGCGCAAGCGTAAGGCAGTATTTTGGAACACTATACAGATCACAGGCATCCTGGTATTAGCCACTGGTCTTTACTTAACAATCTCTTGGATCATAGGACAAGGAAATGGATGAACAAACTAAGGACATGCTAGACGTAGCCGCAGGCTCTACAGCAATATTAACTATGGCAGCTTGGCTACCGCCTATCGCGTCTGTGCTGACGATTGTGTGGCTAGGTATTCGCATTTACGAGTCTGACACTGTGCAGAAATTAGTGCATGGTAAGAATCAGCTTGACAAACAAGACTAAATAGTGTATAATATATGAGTATTTTAAATAGTTTAATAGGGCCAGTGACAGGTCTTTTAGATAAATTCATTGAAGATAAAGATAAGAAAAATGCTATCGCCTTTGAATTAGCTACTATGGCTGAGAAGCATGCTCAAGAATTAGCTAAGGGTCAGATAGAAGTCAACAAGACTGAAGCAGCACACAAGAGTTTATTTGTGGCTGGCTGGCGACCCGCTATAGGCTGGATATGCGGACTAGCCTTATTCTATTCTACTATCCTAGCTCCAATACTAGGCATCTGGTTTACTGTCCCACCTGTTGATAGCTCATTACTCACAAGTGTACTGATGGGTATGTTAGGCTTAGGTGCTATGCGTACAGTAGAGAAGACTAAAAACGTACAGAGAGAACGATAATGGGTGGTGGTGGATTCGGCAGAGCCTACGCAAGCGGCTCAAACACAAAGATAAATCAAGCTGCTTTACTTAAGGCCGCTGCTCGTGCGCCTAAGACTGTGGCTTCTGTTATAAAAGATCAGTTTGTTCCGTACTCTCCAGATTGGAAAAAAGACTTTACAGACCCCGCAGGAACAGAGCGTAAAGCAGGAGAAACAGTAGACAGGTTTAATGCTGCGGGTGATAAAGTAGGGTTTACAATGTATCTCGATAAGCCCGTTTATGATGGTTATGGGAATATAACAAGTACTGGTGTAAGGACTAAACATGTTCCTTTTTCCGAAGATAGAGTAGTGAAAAAAACTGAAGCTGATCCTGATTTTAATGTTGCTGATTATTACGAAGAAACTAAAGCAAGAGCAGACAAAGCTATAACTCCCGAAGCAACTCGTAAGGTTTTAAATAGTCACGACCCTAATCGTGGTGAGTTAATGGGCACAAGCCCTAAAGGTTACTTACTGGATCAACAAGTAGGCGATCCTTTTATAGAAACTATTAGATCAAAACAGATACCTTTAGCTAAAAAACTGGATACTCCGTTTGAGCTAGACTACGACTACGGTTATCACTCTGATAAGCTGTACATGAAACAGCCTCCTCTGTTGGGCAACACTAACCTACAACAAGGGTTTACTGACAAAGAGCGTGAAGAGTACAGAGACTTAATGAAGCGTGGTTCTTTCGTAGACATTAGCGGAGGAACTTCTAGGGTTGGTGAGTACACTATGGCGTGGGTTGAAGATCCACCAGAGCCTAGTGGTTTTTCTAAGTTTCTAAACAACCCTGTTCTTAGTGTAATAGGAGCAATTAATCCTGTTATTGGTTTAGCAACTACTGGTGTTAAATTAGCTACAGGAGAAAAAGTATCTCCTATGGAAATAGCTAGTGGTTTAATGACTGGCTTAAATATGGCAGGAGTAACTAAGCCTCCTAGTTTAGATGCTATGCCAGCAGGTCAGGTAGGTACACCTTTGCCAAACAAAGGCACTGGATTGTTTGGTAGCACCTACGGACAAACACAAACTGCATTAAACGTAGCAGCCGCAGGAGATGCCCAAGGCGCTGCTCTTGTTTTAGTAGGCGATGATCTTATTAAAGGGGGTTTAGATAAAGTAGGACTAGACAAAACAACTATTGAAAACGCAGGTATCCAGTATGATGACTTCCAAGCTGGTATAGGTAAAGTTGTTAGTGCAGTAGCTGGAGGGGCAGAACTAGACAACGCTTTAGCTTCTGGCTTAGGTACTTATATTAGAGAAGGTGGAACACTAGGCTCTGTTGACCTTCCTGAAACTAACATAGACTTAGGTATTATTGAAGACCTTGCCAAAGAACTTGCTAATAAACTTGAACCTATTGGTGATGCTTTGTCAGCCGCAGATACAGCAGTTAGACAAGGTTTATCTGAGTTTGATGATGAAGTATTGCAAGAGCTTACACAACCTGTAGGTGATGTTCTTTCATCCGCAGATACAGCAGTTAGACAAAACTTAGCTACCTTTGACGAGGAAGTATTGCAGCCTATTACACAACCTGTCGGAGATTTTATTGAAGACGTAGGCCAAGCAATAGGCGATGCTTTTAGTGGTTTAAATGTACCTAACTTTAACCCCAACTTAGGTCAGTTTAGGTTAGTGTCTGACACAGGTGTTTCTGTTCCTTCTCCTACACGAACAACAGATCAAATATTTGGTGATGACTTATTTAAGTTTGAGACAGAGATAGGCATATCCTACCCTAATGAAGAAGAGTATGTAGACCTAGAAGCAAATCCTTTTAATGACTCTTTAGAATTAGAACTAACATATCCAGATTCTACAGAGGAATCTGATGGCTTTTTTGAAAGCACAATTTACGAGCAACAACCACGGAGCTACAATTTCTAATGACTTACTTACAACTTGTTAATAGCGTATTACGCAGACTGCGGGAGGACGAAGTGACTACTGTTGGTCAGAACTCGTACTCTAAACTTATTGGTGAGTTTGTCAACGATGCTAAACGTACCGTAGAAGACGCTTATGATTGGACTGCTCTGCGTACTACACTAACTGTATCAACCACAACAGACACGTTTAACTATGTGCTGACGGGTTCACAGAACAGGATGAAAATACTTGATGTTCTTAACGACACATCTAACTTTTTTATGCAGTATAAAACTTCACGTTGGATGGATCAGGCATTTTTGATAGACGAGCCACCAATAGGCGCACCTCAGTTCTACAGTTTTAACGGTGTCAATGCCGCAGGTGACAACGGTGTAGACCTCTATCCTAAACCTGACAAGGCTTATCAAGTACGCTTCAATGTGGTACTGCGTACAGCAGAGTTTACAGCAGACACAGACAACATGCAAATACCTTCCCCTCCTGTAGTTCAGCTTGCTACAGCGTTGGCGGCTAGAGAGCGTGGAGAGACTGGCGGCACTAGCGCAGCAGAGTTGTTTGCACTAGCAGATAATACCTTGGCTGACGCTATTGCTATTGATGCGTCACAGCATCCTGAAGAAACTATCTGGTATTCGTAAATGGCAAAACAATTACAGAACATTACAGTAGCTGCTCCAGGCTTTTTTGGTCTTAACACACAGGACTCTCCCATAGGTGGTAATCCTTCGTTTGCCGCTATTGCAGACAACTGTGTTATTGACAAGCTAGGCCGTATTGGTGCGCGTAAAGGTTGGGAAGCTGTCTCTACTAACGGTTCTTCTGTGCTAGGCAGTAGCCGTGGTATTGAAACTGTACATGAGTTTATCGACAACTCTGGTGACAAGGTTGTACTGTCAGCAGGCAACGCTAAAGTATTCAAAGGTACTACAACCTTAACAGACATTACTCCTAGTAGTTACACACCTACAGCTAACAACTGGAAAACAGTATCTCTAAACAACCATGTGTATATGTTCCAGAGAGGGCATGAGCCACTGGTAGGCACAGACGAGTCAGGTTCTTTTGTGCTAGAAACTATGTCAGGTCATAGCCATAGTACAGGTGTTGCACCACAAGGCAATGAAGTCCTAGCGGCTTATGGTAAGCTATGGGTAGCAGATGTTACAGGTAACAAGCACACTGTCTACTGGTCTGACACACTCAGCGGTCATGCTTGGACAGGTGGTGCTTCAGGCTCGTTAGA